CACATCCTAATGGAGTATTTAATTGTTGACAAAGTTCCTAAAGAAGTTGTTGCATATTTAATTTGCACACCAGATCCTGAAGGAACTGCTGAAAAAGTAACTCCTACGTCACCAGTGTTTATAAAAATGTCATCTAAAGAAGCAACCGTACCATTTGAAGCTATCTTAATGTGACCGTTTCTTGCATCTGGCCCTCTTGCTATAGAATACTCTAAAACCACAAACTTTGCTGGCAGAGTCAACCAAACTGTTGCTGACTGGTTGTCGTTAAGAGTATCTGATTCAAGAGGTGCTATTAAAAGACCGTTGAGGTTAACCTGTTTGTTAACGTTGTCCCAAGCAAGTTTAGCATCTCCACCAAATGCACCAGAGTTGTTAAATTGAATTTGAGAATCAAGTCCACCAGGAGATCCGCCTCCACCACCAATAACAGCTACCCATGATGGACCAGACGCATCCCAAATGTAAAGAATGTGATTGTCAAGTTGTATTACAAGGTCGCCATCAGTAGGAGTTAAAGCTAATCTAGCTGCAGCGTTAGCTACTTTCATAGCACCGTTAGCTGCCCCGACTGCTACTTCAACTACTCTAGATTCTCTAGCACCTAGAACCCGTGGGTATATTTCATTTGGATTGTAAGTTGCCGTCACCCTTCACTCCTAGTTTGCCCACTGGTTTAAAAAGTAAACCATGGAACAATCGTTACTTGTTGAAGTTGTATCAGCTAAAAGTCTTAAACTTCCAGAATGTATGTCAGCTGAAAATGTAACTCCACAGTCTGAAGCTTCTAAAGAAGTATCTACAACGTTAGCCGAAGTTCCATCATACATTAAAAAGATCTGACCCATTCGACGTTGTCCTGCAGCTCTAGACAAAGAATAGTTTATTATAACATTTTGATAAGTTGCTACAGGAACTGACAGAACAATAGTACCTACAGTGTTGTCTGGTAAAGTGAAGGTATTTTTGACAGGATTCACTGGAACAAGTGAAGAACCGTTGTCAAAGTATAGAACATGGTCAGACGTAGAATAGACAACAGTAGCTTCTTTTCTAGTTAAACCATTAAGAGTGGATGTAGAAGACTTTGGAATTGTAATTCTAGATAAATTAGTTGCTCCTGCTCCATCTATATCTTTGTTAGTTAGCTGCTGATAATCTATAGTACCTAAAACGTCACCAGTTGGTACTGACTTTGTTGACAGTGGAACCCCAAAACCATCCCAGGTAAAAAACTTGTAAGAGTTAGCTATAACTGTTTTAAAGTTTGAAACAACAAGGTTAGAAATCGAGTTAGAATCTGCACTTATTGTTTTGTTAGTTAACGCTTGAGAATCTGACGTTCCAACAACAGAACCTGTTACACCGTGAACTCCAGAAGAAGCTCCTTCGTGAGAAGCAGCAGTAGATAAAGCCGAGTCAATTTGATCATGAGTGTTAGTTCCTATGTCTGACAGAGAAGTGTGAGATTTAGTAACAATGTCTGTTAGATTAGAACCACTTTTGTCAACTTTTGACCAAGCAATAGCTGCAGAATTCGAAATGTTAGAGTTAACAATGTTCGAAACAGTGTTTGAAGAAACGTCAATTGTTTTGTTAGTTAAAGTTTGAGAGGCATTTAAAGAAACAAGTTCCGCATCTGCATCTTGATTAGGCAAGGAAACAACTCTATCTGCCGTATACGTTGTTGACGAATTAGGCTGAAGTGTTATTTGCTTACCATTTTGCCTGAAGATAGCTAAAACTATCTCAGTTAAGGAACCTAAAAGTTTCATAAGAAAACCCTCCTAGTTGAAAGGGTTAACTTCTGGCCCTAAGTATCATATAAAGATCACCAACTACTGCTGCTACTAGAGGAAGAGTTCCTGCTGTAACTGCTACTGCAAACTCAGCATTTCCTGCTGTTGCTGGAATGTGAGCTACAATGTCACCAACTGCTACTTGAGCAAAGTCAACTGTAACAGAAACGTTAGTAGCTACAAGAGCTGATACCAAAAAAGATGAAGATATTGCAGAAGCTGACGATCCGCTAATTGCGGTTTCAACAACTTTGTCTTCTCTTTTGTTGAGCCTGATTGGATAGTTATAAATTTGTTTTGAATAAAGAGATGCTGCTGACATGTGTAATTCCTTCTTCGGCTCCAGCTCAGTCCACTACTCTGAGTCTGCCGATACTTTGGTAAAAGGAGGAGAGGAAGTGACTCCTCTCCCTTTGCTTAAAAATTAAGCTGTGAAATCTCTGATCATGAGTACTGCGGCTGGATGCTTAGAAACTAAGCTAAAAATACCAGCTAGATATGATCGGATAAACCTATCATGTCCGCCGCCTGAAGCAGGTTTCAAGAAGAATTCTGAACCCTGTCCACCTGGCCTTACAGCGTGGAAATCTGAACCCCAGAGTTCAAGCACTTTATCTTTGTTGCTCTTTGCTTCTGGAAGTACATATATTCTTTTCTTTGGGCAAAATTCTGAAGCATTCATTTCGACGTTATCTTCGCCGTGTACGTATACAAATTTGCTAACGCCGCGCTTGTTGTCCTGGATTGACATGAATCTGCGGTCTGTTTCTCTGCTCTCAATGAGGGCATCAACTGACTCTGGAGCCATGTTAGCCATTGGCCAACGATACTTGCCTTGTCCAACGATCGTCTTCACTTGGCTCATTCCACGTTGAAAGTGGCTTGAATCCAAAGCTGCGCCTGCTGCATCATACTGTGTTCCAGCTGTTGCACCTGACATTGTCACGCCGTGAATAAGTCTTCCGTCTGCTGCGCAAAGAGATTCTAAACCAGCCATAACTTCAGTTATGGTGTTATAATCTGCTGTAACTGCAGAAGAAAGATCATATCTTGTAGGTTGACCTGAACGATAGCAAAGGTCGCCTGAACTAACTGTGTTAGCTGCTGAAACGTCTAAACGTGTGTTGTTTGAATCCCAAGCTGACAGCTCAACATAGTCACCAAGTCTCTGACGAACTTCAACGATAAAGTGATCAAACGTTCCTGAAGCAACTGTAGGAACTTGTTTTGTAACGCCGTTTGTACTATAAAAGTTCACGTTGTCACCAAACTCAAAAAGACCTACGAATCCACGAGCCGAGTCACTAGTATCAAGGTAAACTCTAAGATTTCTCAAAGGAGTTGTACCAACAACTGACGGTGCTGATGTAGAAGAAACTGTACCCAAAACACCCGTTCCGTCGCCATAAAGGTCGCCAGACATTCTTCGCTTTGTTCCAGTTGCCTTCGACTGAATTTCAATCGCTAACGGTTCTGCATACTTAGCAGGAGACATTCTTGCACGATCCCACAAGTTGTATTCAATTTCGATCGTGGCGTTGATTTCTTTGTAGAGGGCTACGTTTTCTTGTACTGTAATCTGTTGTGCTGCTGGAAAAGAACCCGCTGGATTGATACCTGACCACTGAATAGCGGCTGGACCAAAAGATTTTTGAAAGAAGAATCTGAGTTCCCTACCGTTTGGATCGCCTTGACGATTTTTCTGGATGTATTCCCAATCACGATAGTCTTCAGAAATTTGATTTCTTACGCCGTCCGAAAAGACGATCTGTAGAAACTTACCTAAGTTTTGATTTTCAATTTGGCTAATTGCCATACGACTACTCCAATTTAGGATCGAATGATTTCCGAGACTTAGTTGTATGCTCGGAGGTTAATTGATCCTAGTTATATTACTTGAACAGTTCACCAAAGGAACCCCAATCAGATAAAATACCTTTGAGATCCCCACTTCTTATTTTCTTAGCAGCATCCTCTTGCTTGCTGCTAGCTTGATATCCTTTAGCCGTTTCAAGTTGCGCATTTTCCTTGGCTTTTACTTTGCGGTTCTGAACAATAGAATCGGCTTTCTTTTCAGCCTGAATCTTCATAACTTTCGACATATTGTTAGAAACCGTTCTGAATTCTTTTCTGACTATTTCAGGAGTTAACTCAACATCGTCAGGATATGCTTCCAGACGTTTAAGAGCTTGTCCCCAAAGAGCTTCATCTAAAGTAGCTTCGGCATCAGCATCACCTAATTTTCCGTCAAATCTAAATTCGTCAAAAACAGGATGTATTCTAGATTCTAAGGACTTAAGGTTAGCTTCTTCACGTTCTTTTGAAACGCTTGTTCGGAACTCTTCCCACTCTTTCTTGAGTTTTTCCTTGTCCCGACGTTCTGCCTCTAAACGTTCCTGCAAATCCATTGCAGCTAGTTCAGTAGGAGAAGCTTCAGCTCGAAGTTTTTCTTTAGCTTTTCTTTGCTCGTAGATAGTATCTAAAGTCTGAGAACCGTTGGTAAGTGCCGAAATAACTCCGTCAATTCCTTTAGTTGCATAAAGTGACTCTAACGTGTCCCACATCTTTTTAGTTTCAGCGTGTTGAGTCTTTAACGCCTCATGATCTTTAGCTAACTTATCTCTGTCAGCAAAAGCCTTCCGCATACCTGCGGCCATTTTGAAAGCCTTACGAATTTCATCCTTGTTAGCAAAGTCGACTTTAATCTTCTTGCCACCTGCTGTTATGTACTCGACGGTTCCATCAGATTTGACAGATACGTCTGAGGCTTTAGACAAGTCTTTTGCTAATTCTTTTGTAGACTTATCTTCTGAGGTAGCTGGTTGACTGTCGTCTAACTTGGCACCTTTAAAAAAATCTCCCACTTCGTCAGTGTGAACTTCTTCTTCTGGTGCTGCTTCCTGAGGTGCTGGCGTCCTGCCTGCTCCTTCTACGGGCTTTCCTAGTGCGGCTGCGTCTAGTGCTGCATCTGTTCCGCCGCCTTTAAGAGCTTCAACTGCCATTTCTGTAACTGTTTTTCCTGCCATAAATCCTTCTTTCTGTCGTCCTTTAGGGATAGACATTATATGTCAATCCAACGAAATTGTTGGGTATGAACCTTTTAGAGACACCTATGGCCTACTAACAAAAAGTATAACGCAAAATGTGTGCCATGTCAAGCATTATTTTTAAAAATCTTTTAAGTCGTTATAGTTGCTGGAGAAGTAGGAGCTGGAGTAGCGTTAGCTCCACCCGAAGGAGGTGCTAAAGGAGCTGCATTAGGAGCCTGAGCTGGTCCTATGGTAGATCCACCAACTGGAGGTAACATAGCTCCTCCTGGAAGTCCTGCAGGTACTGGTCCTGAAGGAGCTGGAGTAGCCTGTGGCATTGTAGAAGAAGCTGCCATTTGTTCTCTAGCTTTAATGTGTTGCAGAATTAGAGCCTGTTTTTCTGGTGGCAAATATTTAAATTCTGCAGTCATAACATAGTAATAACAATAGTCTAACATGCCTTTGTGTTCTTGCATCTCTTCTGGAGCAACATATCGACCAGAAGAAATCATTTCTTCAAAGATTTCACGTTGGCGTTCTTCAGAGAGTTGTAACATGTCGTAAACTTCTTCTAACTCGTTGAGTTTTAAGAGAGAAAGAATAGTTTTAGTAGGTATTCCAGCTTTTTCAAAAAGAGGCTGCATAGTTAAAATCTCTTCTCGCCTTGTAGTTGGATCTAGAGACAGACTTGCGCCGTACTCACAAACAAGATCGTAACCGCCATCAATATCAGCACCTTTAATAGATATAGCTTCAAATGCCTTCTCTTTTCCCAAAACGTATATTATATGCGTTTCGTCCCAATGTTTACGTATTAAATTAAGGTAAGCTTTGTATACATTCTCTACAAAAGTCACATACTTGTTAAAAAGTCTTCGTCTAATTAAGTTACCTTGATTTGTAGCATATTGTAGGGAAAATCCACTAGTTTCACGCTGCATCTGACCAAACATAGAGTCGTTTACACCAGCAACGTCGTTGCCTCCACCTTGTAACCTGTCGCGAAAGTTAGACATATCTGGCATAAGTTGAGGAGGAGCCATGTGAAAAGGAGGTTGATTTCCAGTAATTTTTACAACGTCCCAAGGGGAGTTCGTTAAAGAACCTTCCATTAATTCAGCACCTTCTGGAAGAACAAGTCTAGTAACACCGTTAGCCTGAATGTTGTCTAAAGTAACGTTGTCTAAACGATTTATAGTATCTTGAATGGCTGATTCATATTCTACAAACGACTTTCCATAAACTGATTCTGGAACGTCAATGTCGGTAAAAATGTGATAAGGAAGATAAGCAGTTGGAGGAAGTGGAGTGTCAGAAGGTTTACCCTTTGTGCAAGGAGTAAATCTGTGTGGATTAGGCCTAACTGGTTCTAACTGTTCACCATCTTCTGTGCAAATAGCATAACGGCCTAACATGCCGTTCATCGGCAAACCTTTTTCATAATATTCATAAACTGTAAACAAATCAGTACGTTGATCGTCAGGTTCTGTTAGAACGTTAGTAGTGTAATATTGTTTACGAGCCTTTTCAAGAGCTTCTTTTTTATCTGGCCACCTGAAAATAGCTTCGTCAAATGTGATAGTTAGAGCCTCAAAAGTCCACTTAACATCTTCTATTCTTTTAGCATCTGGATCTATCCAGAGTCTTCTAGGATGAATGACAGTAAAATCTAGATCCCCTTCCATTTCAATTTCGCCCGTAACAGGGTCAAACTCTGCAATGTCACCTTTAAGAGAGTTCCATACTGTTTTAAGAATTCCAGTACCATAAAGAAGAGTGTTAAGACTAGTCTGATCAACATGTTCCTGCATTTGATATTCACGAAGAGCATGTCTAATAAGTCTATCTGCACCGTCAGCTTTTTGCCTGTCGTCGTTGTCTGACGTTGTTGGACGTGGAACTACAGTAGGAGGATTAGCCGATAACTGAGCGTGTATAAAGCGAAAATGTTTAAAACAATAGTTAACTGAGCATTCTCCAGTTCCTTCGTCAACTCCACCGAGAGTTATGTCAGATACCCAATTCGGATCAATAGAAGGCATTCTTCGGTTTGTACGTCCGAAAACAGTCATTTCGTTAATTTCCCACTGATCTTCAAATCGTTTGCGAAATCTCTTAGATAGTTCCAAACGTTTACGAAGTTCTTTTTTTGCTTGATCTGGGGACCAGACTAGAATCTGTGGCATTACTTGTAATCTCCTTCCATTTCATAGGGATAGGATGCAGCAAGTTTAACTCCATCAGAGTCATCCTTGCCATATTTCTGCATAGTAGGTTCAATCATTTTTAAAAGCCTAATTCCTCTAGAACTCAAATTCTTTGCCGTTGCCAACTTGTTAAACAAAATTCGAAGCTTGTCCCATTGATATTTAGAATCGCGACCAGATTCAACGTCTTCAATCCACTCGTTAACTTTTTGTTCAATAGTTATAGGTGCTTCTGCAGGAGCTGGAGCTGCGTTGTCCATCATAATTGAGATACATACTTTTGACATATAATCTCCTTATTTTCCATACTTAACGCGAATAATTTCGAAAGCCCTTAAAGCATCGTTGAGTATACGTTGTTGATTTTTAACAGATCTTATGTGTGCTAAAACAAAAAGTCCATAAATAGGTAACATTATCATTAAGAAAGCCGCCACTGTTTCCTCCAACGAGTTCCAGGTCTTAAAGCATTTTTAAGAATAGTAAACTTTGCTTTCTCTTGTACCATTCTATTTTTGTCTGCAGCCCTTAAAGCCTGGTCAAATGTCTGAGCAGGTTTTATAAATTTGTTAGAAGGACGAAGGTCTACAAAGTAATGAAACGTTGCAATTTGATGTAACCGTTGAGAATTTACTATAGCATCTGCCGATGTTTCTGACCAGTGACAAGAAGTAAGTTCATCTATAAATTCGTCACACCAGGGAGCTATTTTTCCTTTTCCTTCTGTTAAAAAAGTCTGAGAATTCTTTATAAGATCGTGTTTTCGTTCTTTTTTGTTGTATACTATTAAATAAGTATAACCTAACTTTTGAGCTGCCCTAACAAACCAAGTTTCGTGCGGATCTGAAATACGTCGAACAACGTTAACTTTTTCGACTTCTTTTTCTATCATCTTTACCAGATCGTCAGGTGCCTGAACTCCTTCAACATTTTTGGCTTTAATACAATACCAAATTCCAAAAGCCGGTTCTTCTGCCCAAACTTGAATTCCAGCTGCACCTGCCATTGCCGGATCTACTGCTAAAACGTGACGCCAACCTGGATCATATTCTGTAGGAGATTTAACGTGTAAAGTTGAGTTAAAGTCGTAAACTGCGCGTTCTCCTGCTGACCAATCACCGTATAAAACCGTTCGCCTATAAGATTCAGGGTAAGATGCTAAAGAAGCTAGTTGTGCTTGTTTATCTTTTTCTGACAAAGTAGGATTGTCAAACATATTTAATTGATATTTTTTAGAAAAAGGTTCACAACTTGAATCTACTAACTTTCTAATTTCATCTGAGCGAACTTTGGGAGTGAAGGTCGCTAAGAAATAGCCCGAACGTGATTGAATGCGCCGATGCATTTCCTCAATGATTTCAACAGATCCAGGCATTTCATCAAGCCAAGCATAGTGACAAACAAAACCCTGCAACTTTTCGCGGGCTTCATTTTCGTTGTGGTGGCTTAAGAATATGATAGTGTTCTTGTTTTCACGGTGAATTACTTTTTGTAAAACACCTGCCACTTTTTGAACTTGATATGTTCCAGGATCTATAAAACCCTGCATTTTGCGCCAAATATTTTCTTCAATTTGCTTTGTAGTTCGTGCAGATACGAGAATTAGAAGTGGCTCAGTTCCCCATTTTTCTGGTCTCTGCCAAGTAGGGTGGTTTTCGTTAAAAAGCCACGTTACTTCGCGAACGCCAATCTGAGTCTTTCCTGACTGATTTCCAGCCGTTACATAGCGAAACTGAATTCGGCCTAGGTCGTTTAAAACTTCTTGTTGGCCCTTTGTTGGCCTAGATTTTATGTTAACTGGGTCAAAAGCCTGTCCAACCTTCAGAGAAGCCTGACGTTTTAATGCAATGGCCAATCTACGTTCTTGATCTATTTGTGGTTGTAAAGGCATGTAAAGATACCCTTTAAGGTATACTAACGTTAGTTTGTCTTTTAAAATACCCGATCAGGTATCTTAAAGTGGCGGGAGAGCTTGACCCTGGGTTGAAGAACTCATGCTCTCCCTAAATCTGTCAACATTTAACCGCCGGTTTCCGGCTGAAGTTGTGGTCTAGCACAACCCACAACAGGCGAGACAGATCTTTACTTCTTTTTCTTTTTGGACTCACCAGCCTTAGAATAGGCAATTGCAGCTGCTTGTTTTTGAGGATATCCACTTTTAATTAATTCAGCAATGTTTTGCGACCTTGTTTTGGCCGACTTTCCAGATTTTAAAGGCATCCTGTACCTCCACAGTTTCCTATAATAGTTCCTGATCCACAAGTTATTTGAGGAGTATAGTCCCAAGGACTTGTTTTAAGAGGAGTGGTAGAAATGTAAGAAGGATAAATATATTTTATTCCAAACCATTGACTTAGTTGGTCAAATAATTCTTTAGCTTCTTCAACTGAAAGTTCTAGCCTTTTCCCCTTAACTTCCAAATTTAAAGATATAACTTTCACTTTATTCCTCTTGCATAATTCTGATAGAAGAAAGAGTAACAGAATCTCCAGCACCCGTAGTGCAAAGAAGTTTTCCCTTTGGCCTAAGTGGCAGATAAGTCTGGTCTGCAGCAACTTCAACGACGTAACTCTGCGAAACTAGGCCCGTAGTTGTGACCGTCGTAGACTTTGCCGTCACCCAAGAAGCCGCGTCATTTCCAGAAGTTGTCTGTAAAATCAAAGAGATGCCCGTAGCAACCGTTGCCGCCGAAACTTCAACGTCAATTCTAAAGTGCAGAGATCCCTCTGGGTTAATCCTAAACTCGTTAGAAACTTGGGCCAAAGTCTGAGAAGCTCCGACCGTAACTGGCGAGTTGCCTAAAATTTGTTCGACTGGATAGTAACCGTTCATTTGCTCTCCTTTGGCCTTTCGACCCTTAGTTCTGGATAGTGTTTAGCATTTGTTTTCGTTATATAATTTATATCTTTTTGGTTAACTTCTAAACATTTTAAAAGGTTTGTTAAAATTCTTCTAGATATACAGTATAAATATCCACCAGACAATAACAAATTTCGCCTATGTGAAAGTTTAATTCCTTCTACCATATAGTGGTTGTCATCTTCTAATTTCCAAACACATATCATACCTACTCCATTTAGCTCAGATTTTAAAAGTTAACTAGTTGATTTCATTAGGGTCAGATTCAGCCAAATCTTCTGTTTTGGCCTGGGTGGAGGTTTGTCCCTCTTTTAACTGCCCCGTGTGTTTTTCGATAAATTCACGAAGTTGTTTCTGGCTCATCTTCTTAATGTCGTCGTCCAGAACCTTAACTTCCTTCACTCTCGCAGGCTCTCGGTCTGCTAGTCTCGCTATTACCTCAAATGCCCTAACTTTGGCCGACCCCATAGTACCTGGATTACGTAGCAAGTCAATCATTTCATCTAAGGCTACGTTTAAGGCATATTCTAGTTTCTGACGCCACTCTTCACCGTTAGAAAACCAAGCCGCAAAACCGTCCAAGTGCCATAGTTTGCTGACCTTAGTGTTGCCCAACAGTTGCTGAACCGTGGCCAGCGTAATCGAGTTTGGGTCGACTAGGGGATTGTCCTTAGCCTTAGCCCAAAAAGCCGCCTTGAGACTTTTTGCATCTTCGTCTGGCACATAAACCAGATTTTCTGCAAGTTCAAGTTGTGGCTTGTTTTTCTGACTCATTAGTCGGCCCCTAAAGAATGAGCAGAGGGCTTGGAAGCCCCCGACCCATTCAAGTGGGTTAGCTTAGGAGGGATATTTATGCTAACTAAGGCTCGCCCATACTCTAAAGAAAGAGAGGACAGAAAACCCCACTCAAAAAGTTGCTGTAAAGTTTGTCTAAGGTAGAAAGAGGGTATCTTTGAAAGCCTAGACAAGTCCCCAAGGTCTATAGACAAAAAGTCCCCCTCAACCTTAATGCAATCTGATTGCGAAAAGATCAAAGTGGCTAAAAGTCTAAAAGGCCTCTGTTTAGGTCTTGACACGTACCGTTCCCCCCTACCAAATTTAAGTATACTACCTTGTTTTGGAAAAGTCAAGCTTTTTCTTTTGAACAAAGTCAGATAGTTATAAAAAAGATGTTGACAGAAGTTAAAAAGTGTGATATGGTGAACGAAGTGGTTGCCCAGGGTGAAGCTAGTAACTGTTATTAGTATATAACTGTATACTAGTATATATCTATGTACTAGTATATGTACTCTAGTAGAGGGCCGACTCCTCTGTTAGTCGTGAAGACAAAAAAGAGGCGGCCCGACCGGCCAGCCACCTTCCACCCCGATCCGCCTCTGCTCCCAAAAGTCTTCTGACAAGACTACTTTCAAAAACACCTCCCCCAATTAAATTAGACACTTCGGCCAACTTTCGGCCCAAAATCGACTAATTTCAGCCCCCCAATGGACCAAAGGTCGGACTGGTCAAACTTTCTAATTTCCGGCCCCGTCTGGAAAGGCTAATCTCTTCCTGGGCCTTCGATTAAACCCACTTGGCAATCGGGTAGTTCCTGCTGGTTCTGGCTTACGTGGGTGAGGGCTGGGGTTGGTACTAACATAAATCGACGTTCAACGAAATCATTATCTTTTTTCTAAAGTACCTTTTTAAAACAGATTGCACAATCGCTTTAGGATCTCCTTAAACAGGTCTGGAAGTAGAAAAGCTTGAGGGCAAAAAGGCGAGCGCTGGGCTCAATTTTGACGTTCGGCCAAAAAAGGCCACATGCAAAAAGTGTTCCTGTCTAATTATTTGACAGCTAACTTTCTTCAATCAGATCAACTTTCTTTCCTGCAATTTCGCGGACTTAAAATAAAGTCCTAAAGTTTTTTTGATTTCTGCCGAGAAGTATAATGTTGGTTGTGCACATAGTCCGCATGCAAGCTGGTAAGCAGCATCAACGCTTTTAAGCGGGTTGTAGTTGGGCGCAAGAGTAGCTTACTTACAAGCTGGCGTCTCGGCGAGAGGCTCCGTTACTATAGGCCAGTAACAAGTCGTATTCAAACTAATAGATAAGAGCTGGGGCGAACGGCCTCAGCCTTTTCTGAGGGCTTCCTCAAGGTGCACTTCTTTATCCTCTAACTTCCTTTCACTTTGACTGGCTAGCTTTGACTAGCCGGTCCTCAGAAGAGAGTTAACCCTTTCAACTAGGAGGTATTTATGGTAAAGTTCATCAACAACAAATTTTACATTGTAATTAAGGCTTTGGGACAAAATAAATACAGAGTTTTAATCAACGGACAAAAATCAACTTTAACCTTAGCAAAAATCAACGATCTTTTGCTAGAAAAACGGAGAGTTTAACAACGAAAACGTTGTTTTAACTTTAGAAAGGAGCTTTTGTGAAATACATTCGTAAACTTACAGAGCGTGAAAGGGCTTTAAAGGTGCTTCGAACGGGCGCAATGTTGAAGCGCTTTTTTAAGGAATTTGAAGTTCAGAGCGCGACAAAAGAAGGCAGCCATTTAAAGGTAACGGTTAAAAGAAAGGAGAGCGACCATGACAACACATCAAAGGCTTTGCAACGAAAAGTATCAAGAGGTTGAGTGGGCAGTTGAAAGGTTGGAGCGGTTGAAGGCAGCTTGGAACGGTGAAGACGAAAGGGGCTTTTTTGAAGGTGAGCCTGTCACTTGGGAAGATGCAATTGAATATGCAAAGGATGAAGTTCGAGAGCTACAAAAAGAGTGGGATCAAATGAACGACTTAAGTGAATCAGAGGCAAAAGCCGATTTAGAAACACCACCTTGGAAGTGAGTTGAACTACTAACTAATTTAAACAGAGTTCACCTCTGTTAAGGTAAAAGGAGAACCGACATGTTATTTATATTTATCATTACAGTAACTTTATCTTTAGTTGCTCTTTGGGTGGCTTCGGAGTGAAGGTAAGTTAGCCTTTGCTCAAAGGAGGATACATGACAACATACATTAATTACAAACCAACGTGGATTCCAACAGAGGAACTGCCGAACAACGTGTACAAAATGGAAGACTATGGGCACATTATTAGACGCTCGGCTTACTTTGACAAACTGTTTGACAAGTTGAACAATCGATTTACAGGATCGGGTAAACTTGAGGCAGCAAAGCGTCGACAAAAAGAGTGGCTTAAAAATTATACCAAACAATTTAAAAGGAGTAAAACCTAAACGAAATACGTTTAGTTAGTTTCAGAAAGGAGGATTTTGTGAAAGATAAAGCTTTAATTAAATTAATTGAACCAATGCTAGGTATCGAAGGTACAAAGTTAGTGTACATTCCTGGTAACAAAGCTGGTGGATACATTGAAGCAGATAAGCCACATACCATCTTCGTAAACTCAGACTGTGTGGGTAGGGACCGTGCTGAAATAATTGCACACGAAATGGTTCACTTAGCGCAAGTAAAGTTCTACGGTCTTAAGATGGACGAAGAGACTGGCATAACTAAGTGGAAAGGTTGGAGAATACAATATAGACCGTTCGATTGGGAAACAGTTGATTGGGAATTTCAGGCTATAACTAAGGCGAAATATATATTAAACTATTTAGAAAGCAAAGGAGTAATTTTATGAACAGCAAACTTAACGTGCTAAAAGAGGGTAAAGGTAGAGATGGGCGTTATTACCAGATCGTTGCAAAGGAAGACGGTTGGGCAGTTGTATCTGAAGGCTGGTCAGACAAGCTGGGCATCAACGTCAGATTGTTTGAAGCAGAATGTCTAACAGAATCTGAGGCTAAATCGTTCTTTACTATTTGCATTAGGAATTAACGAACGAGCTTCAGTGTCTCTGTGCGACACTTCATCTCAAAGAAAAAAAGGGAAAAAAGAAAAGCAACATAGGTCAATTATACAGCGGCCAAAAAATCTGTCAAGCAAAATCTGAAAGGAGAAACAAATGTCAACAGTTAACTTAAAACAAGGGGATACATTAAACATCATTTGGACTTCTAAACAAGATACTCCATTTGGAGTTAAAGAAGTTGAATCTTCTTTTGCTTTTACTTATGAAGATCTTCTTTTGAAATTAAGAAAAAGAAAATCTAAAAAGTCTAGAGTAAAAGGAAAATACTTTTCTAGATTAGTTTCACTTAGTTGTTATGCAATGATTAAAGGCAGGTGGTCATCGGGTTCTATTATTAATAGAAATAGAGTATTAAATAACTTGACTATTAGATTCAATGAGTTAGATAAAACAGATTATAAAGATATAACTAAAATGGCAACTAACAAACTTTATGGTATGTTAACACTTACTAAAGTGTTAACTGAAGAACAACGAGAAATGATACAATTTATTGTTAACAAAATGAAGGAGTAGCTTATGGATAACTTAGGTGTGATTAAAGAGATAGTAAAACAGTTAGAAACTATAGAAGAACTTTTAGACGAAGATGGACGCTTTGAGTCAGAGATGTTTGACGTTGAAGAAACTAGGAGAGCAATTAACCAGCGTATCGTAGACATTTTGAAAGGAGACATACAATGAGTTTAAAATTTACATATGAAATAGAACTTTTAGAAGGATATAACCTTTATGATTTAACTAAAGTTTTAAACAATGCAGCATGTATTAATGGTTATCATTTATTAGCAAAAGGAAAACAATTAAGTGCATCTTCTTTAATGCCACTTGACAATTATGAAATGGTTGAACCTTGGGTTGACGAAGAAGAAGTTTGCCCAATGGATTTGCCAGAAGAAAAAATGTCTTCTGTTGTCAAACAAATAGAATACAATTGGCCAGCAAAGGAAATGCGTGTAACTTTTCAAACAGGCAAAGTATATATTTATACTGGAGTTCCAATTGTAGACTACACTAACTTTGTTCAAGCAGATTCTAAAGGTAAACACTTTAACGAATATATTAAAGGTAACTTTAACTTTAGAAAGGAATAAATTCAATGAGTGTTCAAATTACAGCAACAATTACACTACATAAAGGAAATTGTATAGAAGATATTGAGTGTGCATTAGACAATTTATCTATTATAAAACATTGTCAAATTATAGGATTTGTAGATACAAATGATGGTAATGAATTTATTAAAGAGGATTTTAATCTTAAAAAGGAACAAGATATGCCTAAAAAAGACTTTGGATATGTGACGCGCAAAAAGTATGATGGCATGATTGGGCGTTGCTATAGGCCAAACAACAAGGATTATGCTAACTACGGTGGGCGTGGAATCAAGATGTGTTCAGCGTGGATCAAGAACCTTAACACCTTTCGCGATTGGATTAGATTAGAACTTCAACGTATTGGTGTATCTGAAGAAACCTTTATTACAAAGTCTAACTTGTTTCAACTTGATCGCATTGACACTGATGGAAATTATACACCAGAGAACTGTAGGTTGATTGATCCACAAACTAACATTAGAAACCAGCGCAGAATCAAACACAAGATTGTTGTGTCAGCTGAAGGAGAAGAGATTGAGATCTAGAGCAAAGCAAGGCCGAAGGCTGACGGCGTTCACGGCATTTG